CACCACCTCTCCGGTAGCCGTTATTCCGCCTGTCTCTCCGGGCGTGCCAAAAGTTACTGTAGGAGCAGAATAATTGCTACCACCATTGTTGATAGTGACGCTGCCAATAGAACCAATACTGACAAGATTTGTTCCATCCCAAGTTTTATAGCCTTTTGCCGGATCAATAATAAGTATACGGTCATTTTTCCACTGCACGATTTGAACATCGGCATTGGAAAAGGTGTTTGCTGGTGCTAAATTTGCCTGTGTAGAAGTAGCAACATTGACGTATTGGGCGCTTCCGTCTTCTTGGAAGGCAAACATATACTCAGTATTGTTAATGTTGGAAGATGCCATATACGTAACCGTATTGGCAAAAGCCACGTTAGCCACGTTTTGTGGCGCATTAACAATCCTAATGTTTCCGTAACCAATTGGCTGAGTGTTTTCAAGCCAAGTAAACTCACCCTCACCGATAGCGGTGCGGTTGTTTTTGATATTTACGCCCTTAAAATCCTTACTTACAAAGTATGATTTTTTTTGTTCTACCGCAGCCATTTAGTACCCCGACTGATAAACAGACGGTAGGCGGCGAGTGAAGGTGCTATTTAGCGCACCGAGGATTTGCTTCGTGTATTCTTGCTTGAAGAGTTCCGATTCACCGTAACTTTGCTCTTGGTACTTGGCTTTGCTTGCCGCGTAGTACGCGACTGCTTCGTAGTACGGGCTTGGGATGTCTGTGTCCGGTTGCCCACCAGTGACAAGAGGGCTTGGAAGAACGACTGTATCCAATTCAATTTCATATGCTTGATCCGGTTTTGGCCCTATGTAAATTGTTTTGGCACCATAAATGGAAAAGCCTATGGGCCTGCCATTGTAGTTTTGCCAAAAACGTAATTGGGCGTTAAAGTCCGTCCAAGCCATGTAGTACATAGGCCAACGACTATCGCCCCAATAAAGGTTGATATTAAGAATATCAATTGTGTTATTGCCTTGCGTCAGGTCAGCAAAATCGACAGTCTCATCGCCTACAGTCAACGTGTAAGTTTGCAATACCCTACGACACCCGGAGTCTTGCACCGTGTGTCCTCTGGCATCGTTAATGTAATCTGTTAGTTCTTGATCTGTCCAGAAATTAGCATTAACGTCATGCAGCAATCGCCGCGTTTCGGTGATGTATTCGTTTAAAGTAGGCATTTTTTACCATTACTGTAACTGGACTTTTGCCACACCTTTGCTTTCAGGTTTTTCAACCTTTGGCATTGGTGCGGCTACTCGTTCCACCACCGGGGCTGACAAGTGGACTTTCTTTGCAGGCTCGTTAGAAAACGAAAACTCAGCCAAGCGCTCTTTTGCGCGAGGCAAGTCTGTGTTCATTTTCATCCAGCCAAGCCTGACAAAATACTGCTCTTTATCATCATCGCCATAACCAAAGATATGCTTTGCAGCCTCCAATGAGATTTCAACCTCCTTATTAGTTTCAAAAACATATTCAGTGTTTTCAAAACGTCCGGTTGCTGGAATCCCTTTGTTGGTTACAAAGATACTTTGGCTCATAGTGTGACAATATCTCCGTAAATGGCTACATCACAAGTTATCCCGGATGCTGCCACGTTAACGTTAAAATACAAAGCAGGTGCAGTAAACACATTGGCGTTTGCCGCAGCAGATAAAGTCAGGTTCACATACGATGAGGTGCTAGAAGCGCCCGTCAAAGTTTGTGTATCTGCAACATCTGTTCCGGTTGCTGCCGTTGAGGTGTGAACCCCAACGTCAGCGCCGGTTGCTGCGCCGCTAAAGTTACTTAGCGTAACTTGACGCACAATGTACTTATTGCCGTCCTGAACGGAAACAACAGTGTCTCCAGCAGTGCCGATAGATTGGCCTTGCAAGAAACCAAGGCGCTTGTACCCAAAACCATCTGGGTATTCACGGCCTACGGCATTTGCGTCCATAGTGTCTCCTTATACGTTACCGAATGTTTCGGGAGCAGCGACTTCGCTGCCAACAATAACATAGGTAGACGTAGCAAGTTGGTTGCCAAGGTTAGTAATACGCACGTTTGTACCGTCAGCGATCATAAAACCGCCGGTGTTGTTAGCCAACACGTTAGCAAAGCCAGTACCGGCAGATGAGTTGTTCACCTGAACGGCTACGTTTGCAACTGGATAGAAAACATACGAACCAGCAGCCAACACGGACGATGCTCCAGAAGTCAGGCCGGTAGAGCCTGCAATGAAGTATGCAGCCGTGCTGTTGGCGTTAGCGCTTGCTAACAGGATTTTATTAAGGGCTAATGAAGGCATGGTTATTTCTCCTTTACAGTGTCAGAGAGTTGTAGCCAGTAACCTTCGTCATCGACTTAGGCTTGGTGCTTACCATTTCGGCAATCATCAAGACAGCGCCAACATAACCGATTTGGAAGTTTGGCAGAGTCGATTCAAAGCCAGTGAACGCAAACGATGCCTGCTCATGGATATACATGGACAGATAGTTCGTGTTCAATAGGTACAGAGTACCTTCTGGGCAGTACGGATCAGGATAGATAGGAACGCCAGCAACCATCAGGGCGCGGAAAGCAGCCTGTGGGCCATTGGCATCAGCATCAAATCCGGAACCCGGAGTAATCATGTACTGCTCTTGGCCTACGTAGTCCTGAGCCAGCAATGTCCAAGTACCAAACCCGCAGACACCGAATGTCGGCACTTCTGCACAGTTCTTGACGGTACCAGAGATGTACTGAAGTACGTTCTGACGAGTCGGGTTAACCGAACCAGCAGCGTACTCTTTGGAAGCCCACCACGAATAAGCACTACGGCTAATGTTACCGTAGGTGCCAGACGAGTCAACAGCGATGGGCAAGCCCGTAAACTGTTGAGTATCCGAGGTGTTGTTGTACAGCGAGGTAGCCATAGCATCCATCATCACGTTGGTCGCGTCATTCATGCGAGCCTCGATGAGGGGGATGATTGCGTAGTCTTGCTGCACTGCACCTTCCATACCGAGGAACGGTACAGGAGACACTAGCAACTTGAGGTTAAACTCAGCGTTGTACGCGCCTTGCTGAACGCTAGGCTGTGCAAAGGAACCGGAATAATCCGACCACTGAGCGTTAACAAACTGTGAACCCTGAACGGGCACCGTCACCGATGACACACCGCCAGAAGCGGTTTGACTATTGGCGATCAATGCAGCCATGAGGGGCGTAGAGTTGTAAATCTGTACGACCATCTTGGGAATAAACGCACGGCGCGTTACATAAGTAAGTTCCGTGTATTGTTGACTCCCAGAGGCCGGTATAATTCCTCCGCCAATAGGCATTTTTAATCTCCTAGAAAAAAGCCCCTAAACCAATAAAATCAAAAGCCAATAGGCTTCGGATTTTTCCTAAATTCACTTAATGCTGCATGAGCCGCGTCACGGGCCGCACCAACAGGATTCTTCATAAAGTCCTTGGTATTAAACTTGGACATTACAGGCTGAGGAAACTGTGATGGTGTTGGCGCTGCCGCTTGCTTCATCCACGAATGGTATTCAGCAGCGGTTTCGTGATTTGCGATTCCTTTTTCAACCATGATCTTTTCTACGTCCTTAATATCATCTTCAGACTGAACAAGACCCTTCTTGATTAGGGTATCGCGGCGTTTCATTAACTCTTCCCGTGCTTCCTTAGCCCGTAGTTTGTCTTCAAGAGACTTAACACGGTCTTCGGCTTGCTGGAGGACAGAGTTAGTACGCTCTTCAATCTCAATCTCAGGGATTGGAACGTCCGGGCGTACCTGCTTTGTAAGTTGAGGAAATGATCTGCGCGTCTTTGGGTCTTCAGCCAAAGTCTTTGCAAGCATTGCCAACTCTTGTTGTGCTTCTACGGATAGATTCTCTAATGACATTTTGTTAGCCCCTTTCTGTCAATTAGATGACTTTTTTTCCGTCACCGGGTTTGCCAAGAGTCATTTTGTTCTTGGGGCCGATTTTGTTCGGTGCGGTTAAGCCGCCAAACTCTGCAAAGCGCGGAGTGTTGACGATTTGACCGTTCTGTTGGGTGTTATCAGTGGGTCGGCGTGGAGCCAAATTTCCACGTGGTTTGAAGAGTTCCATTTACTTCTCCTTAAATGGGTAATGGAGGTTGTTGAGTTCCGGGTGCTGGTGCTGCTGCAACTGCTCTTGCTTCAGGCGTTGCACCACCGGCCTGCGGCAAGGTTTGAATCAAATTCATTATCTCTGCTGGCATGAGTTGACGGGTATCAGACTCACGCTCTCCAAACTTAGCGGTAATCTTTCCAACAACGTCCTGAAGCGCCATACCCTCTTCAGACTGAAGACCAAAGGTTTGCAATGCGTTTTGGATCATATCCAGCGCCATCATTACGTTCAAACGTGCTTGCTCCATGTTGCCCGACTGCGGCTCAGGCGTAGTCATTGGGGAAGGCATGGGTGCAGTTTGGCTAGCCTGCTCGTTAGGAGGCGGCGTTGGTTGAGGTTGCTCAGACTTGAGCATATCCAGCATTTCTTTACTTGAAACAGCCATGAGTGATCCTGTTCCTATGATGTGCGGATTTTCAATTGAGACAAACTATAGTGTCAACCAAAAAAAAGGGCGTGACTGCATTTTCGCCACTTATGATTTCCTCATGTAACGAGTACCGTATGAAGTTTTGGGGAATCCTCCACGCTGTGCTTGGCGTGTATAGGAGATTCTCCCCATGCCACGCTCAGTGTCTTTGATGGACGTTTCGGTAGCGCGAGGTTGATCTCCGCTGCGTAGGTTTCCTTCTGGTTGGTTAGGCAGGGCCGCCATCTATCTCTCCCGGTTGAGGTGCGATTGGCTCTTGGCCTTGAGGAATCTCAGGGCTTTGAGGCGTTTGTACAGTTTGAGTCTGCTTTTTCAGGTCTTCAAGCAGTTGTTGCTTCATCGGAGGATCGATCATCTCGATCAAGCGCTCTTTGCTGATTGTTCCAGCCTGATAAAGGCTGAAAGCCATCTCGCGCTGGTCTTCCATGAAGATAGGACTGTTGCTGTGAGCGTCAACTTTTACCGTAAAGTCATCGGTAAACTGTTTTGCTATAAACTTATTACCCTTTTCATCGATGTAAACGGTATCATCATATACCATCATCATCTTCAAATAGAGGGTAGCCAGTTTCTCCAAGGCGCTTTCAATGACCAAAGCACGCTTTTTAGCCCGTGAAGAGCCGAGTCTAGCCAGTTGGGAGGCGTGTCCAGCACTACGAACACCACTTTCACCCCGGCCTTGTAGAACGGAAACGATACCTGAAGCCTCCGCAAACATGGCATCAATCTCAGCAATCTCACGGAATATGTCATTTGGAATGTCTGGAGCAAACTGTTCTACCTTGCCATTGGGCATATCGTTAGCCAATAGACCACCGGCACGGCGTAGGGCAAAGGTTTTCTCATCTAAAAGGCCACCAAAGCCTTGCAATACGGTGGGTGGATCTACCTGCTTATCCAACAGTTGCATGATCTGGGTAGTGCGCTTATTTCTCATGTCTTGCAAGAAGATTAAGCGCTGTACTTCAGATTGTCCCCAGTAGTAATCGTATTGCGGGTTAGGAGAAATCTGAACAAAAGGTACTTCGCCTTCCAAGAACATCATCTTGGCAGGGCGATCAAAGATCACTACGCTTGGGTCAGCAATCGTAACGCATAGGTAGTCATCAATCTCATCATCGTAAATCCAAAGTTCGTGCATCATCACCGTGTCTTCGGCAATCATGGGAACGTAACGGTTTACGCCAGTGAGGTTTAAGTTAATGTTTCCGTAAATCGTAGGATTGGTTGCAGACGTAATCACACGATCCATGCCAGAAGCATTGTCAGACGTTTCTTGCTGAGAGAAGGTGATGCGGCGCACCAATTCATCACGCTTGGGATGCGACCAAAGCCTTGAGAACAATTCGCTCTTGGTCATGTAGTAGCGCTGGATCATGGCTTCTTGCCGATCCGTATACGGCACATCTTCTCGCAACACACCAATGGCAGCAGGCTCCACCATGTACGGATGGATGCCGTTGCGCCAAACTGGTTTTACAAAGGTAGTGTTGTAGCAAAATGACCAGTTAAGCGCTTGACCAAAGACTTGATCTGCGTTGCTATTGAGCCAATAATCGTAGAGCGCCTTGGTTAAAACAGGCACCATGCGCTGATAATCTTCAGACTCACTTGCTCCAATGTTGATTGAAAAGCGTGTAGAATCTGCTGCATACATAAACGCAGATAGTTGATCTATGTGCGGGAAGATTTTGTTATATTGCGCTGGCGCTTCTTCTGGCCCTGAACCAAACAGGTAGTAGGATCGCAAGCCTTCTGATTCCGTGCGTCTGGACTCCATAGACACCATGCACTTTTGCATAATGTCCATGTAGAACATTTCACGTTCTAATGGGTCGGTAGGTATTCTCATTTTTCAACTTTTAAGTTTTGATGGTCGGCAATGTAACTGCCAATACGCGGCCCCGAAAGTTTTGATGATTCTTTAACTGCTCCAATGCCGGATACGTTTTCGCCTCCGA